CCAATAGAGCATATTAAACCCGGTGAAGAAGTCATGACCCCAGTGGGGCCAAGGCGTGTATTAGATGCAGGGTCTACTGGAGCGCACTACACATACTCCATAGCAGGCATAGAAGGTACAGCTGGGCATCCCGTTTTTACAAATCGTGGGTGGATAGGCTTGAACTGGCTTAAACCAAATGATAAAATACTAACCCTATCAACAAGAACGGGTGATGTATGGCACAAAGACAAGACAGAATCACTGTACGATTCAACGGTAAGCTATATCAAAAGTATAGTGACAGACCTTATTTTGAGCGCGTGGGTGGGCGGTATTTGCTTCACAGAGATGTGTGGCAATTTTATAAAGGGGATATTCCAGAAGGCGCTCATGTCCACCACATCGACGGGGACACCAGCAACAACGCTATCGAGAATTTGGAGATGCTACCTGCAGAAAAGCATAGAGAGAAACATAAATCACAAATTTCGGAACGATCAAGAACACCAGAGCATTTGGCCCATTTGGATTCGATTCGCCCTTTGGCTGCAGAATGGCATAAATCAGAAGAAGGTAGGGCATGGCACAGAGAGCATACGAGAAATAGCTTACATAAGCCCGGAGTTGCAAAAGCTTACAGTAAAGTCGTACCAGTGGAAAAAGTCTGTAATGTATGCGGAAAGAACTTCGTATCTAAAAACCCTAAACGCCAACACACCTGCTCTCAACAGTGCTATTCGCGCAAGCAAAATCTACAACGAACAGTTTCTCGTCGGGACAATGCCAAAGAGCGAAATTGCCCGTATTGTGGCCAAGCATTTAAGTCCGTTTACTCCACTAAGAAGTTTTGCTCTCCCAAATGTAAGCAAGATCACGGAAATGCCGCGAGCAAACGCAGGCGGGAAGAAGGAAGTGTTCAATCTGATGGTTGAGGAGTGTCCAATGTACTATGCAAACGGTGTGTTGGTGCATAATTGCTCTCAGGCTATCAATCGTATCCGAAAAGGAGGGATGGTAAGAACCAAACACGACGAAGATGATGAAGCCGACAGTTGGCGATATAGAAAATTAGCAGCTTATTACTAGGAGGAGAGAATGAATTTAGAAGAAGCCCTGTTGGAAGTACAAAAAATAACACGTCACATGGGAAAACCAAAAATGTCAGCAGCAGAATACAACGCATGGGAGAAGTACATTAAAGAAGAGTACGCCGATGCAGAGAACGAATTAGTAAAAGAAACAGAAAAAAGAGAAAGCGCAGAGAAAAAAGCTAACGACTACCAAGTAGGTGGGTCACACTACAAAGACAAACGAGTGCAGCCGTGGGATGTGATCGACACTCTGCCTCATGCACAGGCTATCGGCTTTTACAAGGGCAATGCGATCAAGTATATAATGCGGGCTGGAGATAAAGGCCCAGCAAAGGAAGACTACGAAAAGGCCAAACATTATCTCACCAAGCTCCTCGAAATTTTATAGGACACAACACATGGCAATCCTCCCTCTCAGCAATGTCGATAAAGCTCTGTTACCGCAGTCTCCTCTGATGCAGGAAGAGGATGATAGCCCCATTGAAATCATTATCGGTGATCCAGAGGGAGAGTTGCTTGAGTCTGTAGAGGTAGAGATTGACGAGGAGCCTTCGTTCGACGCGAATTTGGCGGAGTACCTTGCTGAGTCTGCTCTCACTTCCCTTGCCTCCGAACTCCTCACCGACTTTGACAACGACAAGAACGCTCGTAAAGAGTGGGAACAGACCTATGTAGATGGGCTAGATTTGTTGGGTCTGCAGTTGGAAGAGAGAACAGAGCCTTGGAATGGTGCCTGTGGGGTGTATCACCCGATGTTGACGGAAGCGGCGATTAAATTCCAAGCTGAGATGATTGCAGAAACCTTTCCTGCACAGGGTCCGGTAAAGACCAAGATTGTGGGGAAAGAGACGCGAGAGAATGAGGAGGCCGCTGCACGCGTTGCAGAGGATATGAACTACCAGCTGACTGAAAAGATGCAGGAGTTTCGACCAGAGCACGAAAAGATGCTGTGGAGTCTCTCCCTTGCTGGTGCTGCGTTCAAAAAGGTCTACTTCGACCCCTCCCTCAATAGACAAGTCAGTATGTTTGTACCGGCAGAAGACTTGTACATCCCCTATGGGGCCAGTGATGCGCGAACTGCGCCACGAGTCACGCACTTGATGCGTAAAACCGAGAACGAAGTCAGAAAACTGCAGTATGCAGGGTTCTATAGAGACGTAGACCTTGGAGAGCCAAGCAAAGATTTAGATGAAATTCAGTCTCGAAAGGATGAGGCAGACGGATTCAGTGCGATTAACGACGATAGATTTAGGCTTTTAGAGATTCACACCGAACTCGACTTAGAAGGGTTTGAAGATATCGACCCAGAAACCGAGGAAGAGACGGGAATTGCCCTGCCTTTTGTCGTTACGGTAGAGAAAAGTACCCAGAAAATCCTCTCAATTCGCCGTAATTGGGACGAATATGACCCTCTGAAGCGGGCTAAACAGCACTTCGTGCAGTACACCTACATACCGGGCTTTGGAGCCTATGGCTATGGTCTGATTCACTTGGTAGGTGGGTTTGCAAAGAGCGCCACCAGTATTGTCCGTCAGCTAATCGACGCAGGTACGCTATCCAACCTCCCCGGGGGACTCAAGACCAAGGGAATGCGGGTTAAAGGTGATGATACTCCCATCATGCCGGGTGAATGGAGAGATGTAGACGTAGCGAGTGGGACTGTGCGGGATAACATTATGCCGCTGCCCTATAAGGAGCCTTCCGCTACGCTGTTCCAACTGCTCCAGAACGTAGTCGAAGAGGGCCGCAGGCTGGCAGCGGTAGCTGACGTAAAGTTTGACTCCATGAGCGGAGAGGCTCCGGTCGGTACGACACTGGCTATTTTGGAGCGGACGCTCAAGGTCATGAGTGCAGTACAGGCGCGTGTCCACTATGCGATGGCGCAGGAGTTCAAACTCATTGCTCATCTTATTAAGGAGTACACCGCACCGACGTATGAGTACAATCCTGACTATGGTGTAGGGCCAGAAGCGAAGAAAGCGGACTATGAAGTTGTTGAGGTCTTACCTGTCTCTGACCCGAACGCGGCGACAATGGCGCAGAGGATTATTCAGTATCAGGCAGCTATACAGCTGGCCCAGCAATCTCCGCAAATTTACGATCTACCCGTTCTCCACAGACAAATGCTGGAGGTGATGGGGATAAAAGACGCGGATAAGATCGTTAAAACGGACGATGATTTGGTGCCTACCGATCCTGTGACTGAGAACATGGACATCATGAATCAGGAGCCGGTAAAAGCCTTTATTGAACAGGATCACGCCGCTCATTTGGCTGTACATCAATCAGCCATGCAAGACCCTAAGATTGCACAGGCAATCGGACAAAACCCACAAGCGCAAGCCATCATGCAAGCTGCACAAGCGCATATCATGGAGCATCTTGCCTTCCAGTATAGAAGAGAAGTAGAAGCACAGTTGGGTATGCCCCTGCCTGATCCAGAGCAGAAAATGGATGCAGAAACGGAAAGGCAACTCAGTGTTATCTCCGCGCAAGCGGCAACACAGGCGCTTCAACGGAATCAGGCAGAATCGCAGGCGCAGATTGCTCAACAGCAAGCGCAAGACCCCATCATTCAGATGCAGATGCAAGAGCTTCAGCTTAAACAGCAAGAGGTACAGCAGAAGTATCAGATTGAGATGGCTAAGCTACAAAACGAAATGCAGATAGCCATGATGAATAATGAGAACAAACTCATGATTCAGGGCGAAAAGGACAAATCAGCCAGTGCCATGAAGAGTGTGGATGTCGGGCTTAAAGTCGCTGAGAAAGTTTATGGCGCAGGAGAAAAGGCAGACGACAGAGCCTTTGGCGCAGAAGAAAAGGAAAGAGATAGAGCGTTTAATACTGCACAAGGCGAAGCGCAACGTACAGCACAACCAAAAAAGGAGCCTAAATGAACGCGCTAGAGCTAGCTATCAAGGAGTTTGATGACA